ATCTGACTTTGAGCATTGGATTTATGATCAAGTATTAACGAGGGAAGATTGCGGCCTAATTATCACAACTTACAAAGACAATCCACACCTTCCTGATGCACTAAAGAAAGAGATTGAAAGTTTAGAGCAGGCAGACCCTGAATACTGGAAAATCTTTGGATTGGGTGAACGTGGACAATTGATGGGCTTAGTCTTTAACAATTGGACCAATCAGTTATCTGTACCTGACTCAGCTAACTTTGTAGGTTATGGTTTAGACTGGGGATTCTCAGCCGACCCTACTGCACTTGTTTCAGTTTGGAAATATGAACAAGAGTTATACATAAGGGAGGAACTCTACGAAAGAAAGCTAACAAATCAAGATATTGCGGAAAGATTAAAGGACATGGGCATAGCTCGGAAGGAAATATTTGCAGACTCAGCAGAACCGAAAAGTATTGAAGAAGTTTACCGACTTGGATTCAATATCAAACCAACTCAGAAGGGGAAAGACTCAATTATAAACTCAATAGACATCTTGCGTAGGTATAGACTCAACCTAATAGGCAACAACCTTCAAAAGGAGTTCCGCACCTACAAATGGAAAACGGATAAAGCAGGAAAGATAGTGAACGAACCAGTAGACTTCAATAACCACTTGATAGACGCTACAAGGTATTTGGCATTGATGAAGTTGCAAGAACACAGAAGGGGGCAATATGTTACAATTAGGGCCTAAAAAAATATATAGAATAGAATGAAAAGCATTTACTACAATTTAACCTTAAAAGACTTCATAGAGCTAAACTCGGTGAAGGGAAGCGACTTGGAAGCGAAGAGGCAAAAGCTTTCAATCTTGTTTAAGGTAGAGAGAGAGTTTTTTGATGGTATGACCTCAGCGCAAGTGATTGAGCTTTACTCAGACTTTGAGAAATTGGAAACCCAACCGATTAAGACAGTTTACAAAAATAGAATTAAGGTAGGCGGTAAATGGTTTTTTATTGATTATAGATTGAGCCAAATAAGTTCAGCCCAATTTATTGACATTACTCACTTTGCAAAGTCTAATCCATTGGACAACATACACCGAATAGTGGCAAGTTGTATCAGGCCGATAAGTTGGAGATTTGGAAAAGCAGGAAAGTATAATGGAGATGAACACGACGAGATAAGCGAACTACTTTTGAATCAAATGAAAATAAAAGATGCTTACCCTATCATGCTTTTTTTTTGCACTCTATCCGCCAAATTATCGGACAATATCCTAAACTATTTCCTGAGTCAAGCGGAAACGATGGAGAACCAGTTGAGAACTTTAACACAAAATGGGGATGGGTTGCAACGATAGATAACTTAGCTGGACATGATAAAACCAAATGGGATTACTTTTTTAATTTAGGCCTAAAGGAATTTTTAAACATAGTTAGCTACCATATAGACCACACAGACGAGATTAAGCGACAGAATGCAAGAACAAGATTACACTAATTTACTCAGCGACTTAGGAACTGACTTATCAGAACCAGCCGAGTTCAACTCATTAATTGAGGAGGCTGTAATTCGGTTCGTTAATAGTTTGTCAGATGCGATGAAGTCCAACCTAACTGAGAAGGATGCTTACTATGCTGACTCGGAACTGGTCCAATCAATAATCACTTTACCTATTGAATCAAACGGAACTACTTTTTCAATGGCAATTGATATGAACTACTATGGTGACTTTATCAATAAGGGTGTAAGCGGTACCAGAAACAAATTCAATTCGCCTTACTCATTCAAAAAAGAATCTGTTAGCCCAGCTTTCAATAAATCCCTGCGCAAGTGGATTACTAAAAGAGGCATCCCGATTCAGAGCAGATATTCACAAACTCGCAACTTGACTAAATCAGCAAGGGCAAAAAAACAAATAGACGAAAAAACCAAAATGGCCTACGCAATGGGAATGGGTATTAAAAGAGAAGGTATAGAACCAACCCACTTTATAGACGATGCTCTGAGCGAAAAAAGTATTCAGACCTTTGCCCAAAGTTTAGCAGATGCTTTAGGCCGTTCCATTTCAGTAACGATAATAAATAAATTTAAATGATAATAAACAGTCAGCCAAATAATTGGCAAAACGTATACAATGAGTTAGTGTTTGGATTGGAAAGTACCAATGCTTCAGCAGCGGGTTTTCAATTCTTGGTGGACATTAACGTAAGCGGACAAACCAATCCAGTCGCAAGATTGACTTATCCTAAACAACCGGGTGTTAACACAATTGATGTTGATGTCAGCGAAGTATTACGCAACTATGTAACTTATGACTTTCAAAGTTACAACAGCTCAGGTATTAAGCATTGCACCAGCTCTAAAGTGGATTATTGGGTAGAATTTGGAGAGGTGAGAAACAACGCCTCAGGCATACCGACTATTTACCCAAATTTAAATAATTATTATTCAAGTGGTAGTAATGCACATTCAACTAATGCGATTTTTGATTTTTTAGACTGGAGCAAAACTGCTTTTACAGACTTAAATATAGGACCACCTGAAAGCTCACTAAAGACTTTAAATCAAACTACCTATCAAGAAAAATTAAGATACGGAGAAGAAAGATTTTTAACTGTTTTTGATAGAGAGGGATTGTTTGTAAATATCAATGTTCAGGTACTTGATAAAAACTTTACGACTCTAATCCAATCAAATGCAAGTTTCACTTCATTCGGTTCTATTGTTTCAATAAATGTGGCTAATTCAGGTAACTTAACTGGTTACTATAAAACTGTTTATGATGCTGCCTTTGATTATTCAGATGCGGTTTACTACCGAGTGAACGGGCAGAACACGAGTGGTAGTGGAGCAATAACTTATTTTAGTAGGACCTTTGTAATTGATAAGACTTGTCAAAAATATTCGCCAATCCGTTTGCATTGGTTGAATAATCTTGGAGGATTTGATGCGTTTACTTTTACAAAGGTTAACAGAAATTTTACAGATATTGAAAGAAAGATGTTTAAGAAGTTTCAACCTTTAAACTATCCTAAGACCTTTAGAGCCAAAACGAACTATTACACAAAGTTTACCGACACCATTCAAATAAACTCCGATGGCTTAACCGATGCTGAATGGATTGGCCTGAAAGAGTTAGTACTTAGTCCAGTTGTCATGATGGAGTACGGAGCGACTTATATACCCGTAAACATAAAGGAGACCAACTACGAAGAAAAACAATATGTCAATGACAGACAGTTGAGTAGTTTAAGCTTGACCTTAGAATACACATTTGACAATTACCGCCAATCACTATGAACCAGACCGAATTAAAAATAATAGCTTATAACTCATCAGGAATTGTTAGTAATACTTGGAACGTGGACCTTTACGATAGTGTTCCTATGCCTATCAATAAATCAATAGTTGATATTAGAGAACCCGAAAAAAGGCAAAGCGATTATTCAAAAAGCTTAACTATACCCGGTACCGCTAACAATCATTCTATATTCTCGGCTATATTTAATCTTGACCGCTCAACAATAAATAATTCTACCTTAAATTTTAACCCTGACTTTAACCCGAACTTAAAAGCTGATGCGATACTTTACAGAAAAGGAATAGCTCAGCTAATAGGTTACATACAATTGGTTAGTATTAAAAATGTAGATGGAGCAATAGAGTACGAATGTGTAATAATTGGAAAGTTTGCAAACTTGTTTCAAGATTTAGGTGAACTAAATTTAGCTCAATTGGACTTGTCAGAGTTTGATCATGTATGGAATAAAACAAATGTTCAGAACTCATGGGCTACGTCAATAATTAAAAACGGAACTACCTATGTGAATTTCAATGCAAGTGGACAACCTAACGGAGCTGGTTATGTTTACCCATTAATTGACAGAGGCAATTCAAATACATCAGCTGAAAATGATTACAACTTTGGGACTATGTATCCTGCGGTATATGCAAAACAAGTAGTTGATTCTATTTTTGCAGGTGCAGGTTACAGATATGAATCAAACTTTTTCAACTCGCAAAGATTTAAGAATTTAATTATCCCTTATTGCGGTGGGGATTTCAGAATGACAGAGGGAGAAGTTGAGAATAGAACTTTCTTAATGACTAACTCAACGGGATTAAGTTTTACAAGTTCAAACCAGTATAATTCAAGCGTTTACAAAATTGCTTTTAATACTAACGGAAACGACACTAACCCTTCAGGAGTTAGCACAGTAAATCATGAGTGGACTTGCCCAGCTGGATTAGGAGGGAAGTATAGATTTGCAATTGAAGGTACAATAAATATAACTGGAACTGGCACTGGGTTTTGTAAGTTTAATTTTGGGATAAGAGTAGATAGGGGCGGAAGTGTTTTATCACAAATTGCAACAGATTACAGAACAGGAGCGGTAGGGAATTCAGGAACAATTAAATTAGAATCTGGACTTTTTGATATTCAAGCAGGCGACAAAGTTTACGCAGTAGCTTATTATGAAAGTTATGTTGGAGCTGATGCAAGATTATTTACTTTAAACTTTCAAACTGGATTTGATTTTTACTCAAACCCTCAAGCCAATTATCAAGAAGGCCAAACGATTGACATAGTATCAGCACTACCCGAAAAGACTAAGCAAACCGAGTTTCTTCAGTATTTAATTAAGATGTTTAATCTTTATGTTGAGGTTGACAAGATAGATTACAAGAAATTAATTATTGAGCCGAGAGATGAATTTTACTTAGACGAGTACGAAGACTTAACAGATTATTTAGACGTATCGCAAAAACTTGAAATTAAACCTATGGGTTTACTTGATTTCAGAGTTTTTGAGATGACTTACAAATCAGATTCAGACGAATTCAATAAACGTTATGAAGATGTGTATAGAGAGCCATTCAGCAAAATTAATTTCACTATCAACAATGATTTTATTCGTGATTCTAAATTTATTGATTTAGGTTTTAGTGCAACCCCTTCAGCTGATGCAAAAACAAACGATAGAATAATTCCAAAAATAAGACCTCAAGACCCCTCAACTGATTCAAGCAATTTACCAGTTTACAACATCAGAATTCTTCAATACGGAGGTTTAGTCAATACAAGTCAGGGTTGGAATTTGTACTATAACGCTACGGCGATTCAGAACTATACACAGTATCCGTATGCAGGGATGCTGGACAAGATTGTAGCACCTACTTTTAGCTTAGAGGTAACACTTGCTAAGGCTTATTTTTATGGAAGTAA